TAACGGGCCTGAAGTGCCAACTGGTCAATGGTCTCATGTAGCTGTTTGTCGTGAAGATGGCGTTATAAAATTGTTTATAAATGGCGAGTTCATGAACTCTTCATTAGAAACACACCTAAATAACACGCACGGCATCGCAGGACAAGCCGCTATTGATCAATACCGAAGGATGGCTAGTGAACATGAAATTAAACAATACACATCTTCTGTTACTATAGGTAGATTTTATGATGATGGAATTGCATCGCGAATTTCAGGTATTTATTATTACAAAGGTTATATGGATGGGTTAAAACTTTCGGACAATGCAAGATTTACTGGTGAAAACGTTGGAGACACAAATCCTGTATCTTCATTTTCTGGAGTTGGTTTAGTAACAGCAGCAGATGCTGAAGCTGCTAAGATTAAGATTAAAGGATTAACAAACGATGATTATACAAAACTTCAGCACATTGGTTCAGAAAACTTTTATGTAACAGGAGAACGTGGTTGTCACAATATGAACATCAGTGGCAGAATGGTATTTGGAGGCGGCTCTGCTTATGTTTCTAATTACCAAGGTGAAATTGACGCCATAAATGTTACTTTAGGAACCCCTTACACTGGAATTTACTCTGCCCCGAAACATCTTCACAGTTGCAATGAAGATGATTTGCTTGTTGTTAAATTTGATAAACCTAGCGGTTCTGTTTATTTTGAAGATTCGCATTGCTGTGCTACAGGAGTTGAAGGCACTGGAATGTGGGGTGAAATAGTTGGCATTCATGGTTCTGGATTTTTTGATATTACTGGAATTTTGTTTGGTAAAAATAGAGTACCTTCACGGGATTGGTTTGTTCCAGAACGCGAGTACATTAATGCTACAATTCCACAAGGCGCAGAATCTGGGCCTACTGTGGTGCTTACTAGTGGGTTTGGTGAGGTAACTGGATGTCATTTAGAAATAATTCCTGTCGATACAGAGATATATGGATTCTCTCCAGCATCTGGCTTTACAAATGAAACAATAAATGTATCAGGTCAAAGTTTAAATAGATTTGATAATATATTTATATTTGATAACACTGGACAAAGACTACAGATTCCTTTTACAAGAATAGACTTTACTGGAATAACATTTACTATTCCAACTGGAATTGATTGCGCTTTGCCGACTCATACAGATATTATATTTTCTGGATTACCACAATTCATACCCACAAATACGTCTGGAGAAGTCAGAACTGGCACACTAAGGATAAACTCAAGCGGAATAAAATCTGTTTCTGTTGGTAGCGGAGTATTTGGCGAAGAAGTAAGCTTCTCTGGCAGTTACTTTAATAGTGGCGTTGACATACCAATGTTCCCCGCTTATCAAACTGGTGCTTCGATTTACGACCCAGAATACGTTCAAACTAACTACGTTCCAGCTTTAGATATTGAGTATATTGGGGTAACTGGAATTACTGCAAAAGTACCAAAAGAAATTGTTCATGGAGATTTAATATTGAGTGGTTCTGGTCTTAGCGGTGCAGGTTCTAGTGACCCGACTAATCCTGATGCCACAATTATTGTTCCTACTGTGGTTAATATTAATTGCGGAAAACAATTTGTTCCAATTCCAACAATCACAGGAGTAACAAAAACACTTTATAAGAATGGAAGTTCGTTTGTTATCACTGGAGTAAATGCTTGCTACATTCACCCATACATTGGATTCACTGGTAGCAACGCTCAAGCTTTCCATAACAACTCTGATCCAGTAAATCAAAATGTACACTCACAAGTTTCATTTATTGCTAACTCTGGTAATGCCGAAGAATATTTAAGTGGTTTGAATTCTCTTGGGCTAGAAGATGATGTTGAGAACTTTCCGAATCCAGTTGGAGATAATGCTGCTAGTGGATACAATGATATAATGTACAATGGGAACATCTTTATAAACAAAGATCAATTAGATATTAATTATCCAGAAAGCTCTAAAACTGGCTTTGTTATAATCAGTGGTTTTATTAATTCTACTACAATTGGAACTGGAAATCCGTTCTTGGTATCTGCTAAAGAAATTAGCAATGGGGAATACTATGACAGTGGTGACTATGGTGTTTCTGGATTCAAGAATAACTTCTTTAATACAGGTTCATTTGTATATGCCAGAGACAACATAAGCTCAGTAACTGGAGATCAGATAGAAATATCTGGAAACTGCCCAGACTTTTCTGGAATTATTCAGCCAGATAAAGGAGACGAAGAAACAATTGTATTAATATCAGGTATCCGTTTTGCTAACTTAACAGGAGTAAAAATTGAAGCTAATGACGGAACAGATATGTGCCACATATCAACTGGAGATTTTGTTAGATTTGTTGAAATAGATACTGGAATTGACCCACAGACAGATAAAATTACAACAGAGGCTATAAGAACTGGCCACCACTTCTCTAGATTTTATCAAGGTACTGGAAACTACATAAATCCGATAGATTGGATAAATTCAATCAAATTAAAAATGTGTCCAGAATTAAAGGATAATGGAAATGTAACAGTGTCGCCACTTTATGATAGTGGTATTTGTACAACTGGAATAATTTAAAATGCCAAATCTTAGTTTTACTTACGAGCCTGACATGCACATATCTGGTTTCGAGCCAGATAATGGAGATGTGGGTAGTAGCTTTAGAGTCACTGGCTCTGGGGTTTGTTCTACTACTGGAGCTTTTTTAGTTACTTCTTACGGTGCTGAAAAACAATTCACTTTTCAAACTGGATTAATAGCTCCAAATGTTTGTGCCTTAACAGGATTTGTTCCAGATGTATCTCCTCAACCCCAACTTTCAATAAGATTAGTAAACTCAACAAGCGAAGACACTAAGGGTTTTTTCCGTGTTACAGAAAATACATGTCTCCAAGAATGTGATGTTATTATAACGGGAGACTTAACTGTATCTGGAGATGTTGGAATAACTGGTGAATTAACATACAGTTCAATACCAGTAAATAATAGTTTAACTGGGTTTTTGATTGTTGATGACGGCGGAAAAGTTCATGTAAGACAAATTGATCCAACTGGAACAACTGGTCAATACAATCCTGCTGGCGTTATCATGATTGCTGGCTCTGGTCTTCTTGGGGGCGGTGACGTTACTCTGAGTCGCCGTTTTGATGTTGGTGCTGGTACAGGTATATTTGTCACAGAGGACGCCGTAAACGTAAGCACAGGGACGTTTATAAGCACTGGGCAAGCGTTTTTTAATGTTGATCCTGGTCCTGGCTTAACTGGAGACCATAAAGTATACCTTGGTGAAACTTTGGATTTAGGTGTTTTCGTAGATAATGAAACAATTAAATTCACTGGCGTTTCTGGTGATGAAATAGGTGCATTTACAGTTGTTGATGGAGGTATAACTCCAGAGAAAGTGAGCTTTGGTTTTGCTGGTTCAAACATTAAAAGTGGTGCTGCCAACAGCGTGAGTGGCTATATAACAGGCGGCATAGGTTTAGACAATTTTGTTTGGAGTGGAAATGAGAAGCTAGTATTGAATCTTGATCCAACTGGGGTTGTTTATACAAGTGGGAATCAAGATATAACTGGAGATAAAAATTTCCAAGGCAGGATAACTATTCGAGAGCTTGAAGTTCTTGGCTTGCTGACCGCAACTGGCGATGGAATATTTGTTAGTGATTTAAGGGTTACTGGCGATGTTTCGGGTGTTATGGCTAACAAGAGTTTAGCTATATCAGGACTTAATACAACAGACAGATACGCAACTTCTGAAGTATTTTCTTTCACACCACAGAAAGATGAAGGTCTTGAGATATTTAATATGTCCTACGCTGCTCAGTCAACTGGTAATTATTTAGTATTAGATGTTGAGCTTAATTTAGGTGTATCCGATCAGGCGGATGCTATTATATGTATATTCAGAGACGAAGAGCAAACCCCGATAAGAGCTTGGACTCACAATGTATATACAATTGATTACGGCCAAATATATAACATGAAATACTTTATACAGTACCCTGAAGATACTGAGATACATAACTATAAAGTGAAAATAGGAAGAAGGCAAACATTTGGCTACAGCCCATTGTTATACGTAAATAGGCTTGGTAGTTGGCCCCCAGATTATCCATACGCTTCTGGATACTTAGGAGACGCCGCTGTGTCTTCATTTGTCATGACCGAAATTAAACCTCACCCAACTGGCTCTAGGTGGTAAGATGAATATAGAAAAAATATTACAATTAAGATATTCAGCATATAAGTGGACTGTCGTTAATAACGATTACGATAGGTTAATTTGGAATGATAGTAACGAAATACCAAAGCCAACATATGATGAACTTGTTGCAATATCAGATGATATTAAATATCAAAATGATTTAACAGACCACAATGCTGTAAATAATAGACAGAAAGCTATTGTCGAAACTTGGCCTGTAGAAAAGCAATTCGAGGCGATCACCGAATCATCGATGGGTCGCCCCGAAAAGCTAAATGAGTTGCTCGCTTTTATAAGCGGCGTTAAAGAGGACTATCCTAAGTCGTCTTGACCTTTTTTAAATCATTTAAAAGTTCAAAGATTTTAATAGCTGGAATATCTTCAATCTTACTTAGGTCAGACGCTCCTTTGTATTCTTGCTTTGCGAGTCTGTTTTTAACTCTTTCAAAAGTAACGCCTTTTTCATCCATCATTTGCCTGAGTAATCCAGCGGGAGAGGCATCGCCAATGGCAGCGGAGTTTACCTCATTCTCTTGATAAGGAACGTCAATCTTCTTCGCAAGCTCGTCTTTTGCAACAATATTGATTCTCAAGAAGTTTCTGACACAGCGAACAAAAGCTCTATTTTCTGCGATTGGCCCTAGGAACTGCTTCGCGAAACTTTCTGTATTGTTTGGGCTTGCGTCACCAATAGAAGAGAACACAACCTCTTTACCTTCAGTTTCAAAATTTGGAACCCAAGTAATCTTGCAGTTAGCCACGACATAATCTGAAGAGGGACAACTGATATCATACTCAACATTTGTGTATCCTCTGACTTGAGCAAGCTCTTTAATACCGCCCAAAAGAATGCACAAATCGTAGTCTTTTAATTTTGTTACATCCTGAGTCGGAAGATTTTTACTTGGATTTGGGTAAAGCCACTTGTTATCAAGCATCTTTCTCCAATCAATTAAACCTTTTTCATTGAAAATGTATTCCACACCTTCCAAAAGGCCACGATCATTTCTTTGCATAGAATTAATATCTGACATATCTTAAAACTCCTAACAGAGTATAATCTTAATTAAGTAAAAAGTCAAGAGACTTTTTCTAGAATAAGGAACTCATCCAGACAGTCCCAGAAATCTTCGTCGTCTATAACTGGATTTTCTACTGGGGCTATGGATGGACTTGGCTGTTTGTGATGCCAAGCTGCTTCACTGTGGTAGTATTTACCTTCACTAATTATAAGCCTTTTGGCTTTGTAATGCAACTTATTTAAATCTAAGGATTTAATTTTTTCAATTTCCTCATCAGAGCTTCTGTCAGCTTTCTGAATGAGTCCATAATCCATGTAATATAATTTTACAGAGTCGATATCCTCATCATCCATTTCAGACATGAGTATTACTGGGAAGCCAATTTTAGTTAATTCTTTTATGAATTCTGGGTTGTGATTTTCTTTTTTAATGAAATATACGAACTCTTTAATTTTAGGTTTAAACGCCTTGAGTAAGTCTAAATTTACTTGCTGGTCTGAGACTATAGAGCAATTACAGACTTTTAATTGTTCTGCTAAAACTTTTTCATTATGTTTTAAGTCCATTCTTACTATGATAGAATCAAGTCCAAGATTAGAGACGTTAACTAAACAATCTGGAACAAGTTGCACTATAGGAGCATTATAGTGCATCCCCTTTTTAATTGTTTTAAATTTAATATCATATTTAATTCCCAACAAATCTAAAACAGATTTAGCAACATCTTCTGGATTTATTTCATTAATTGTTTTTGGGCTTTCATCAGCCGCAAAAGATGGCTTTATTTCTGATCTGTCTGGCTCAAGTAAAACCATATCCTCTTTTTTAGTCCAGTAAGGTTTTGCAATTTCCGAATAAGTATTAGAGTAAAGGCAGACAATTTTTTTATCATAACCCGAAGCAACGTGAGTCGGAAAACTGTCTGCACCCAAGTGTAAAATTGATTTTGATATAATATAAGCTGTTTGATTAATATCGCATTTCCCCTGAGTGTGGAAGCACCCTCTTATTGGTGCGTCTTCTTTGGTTCCAATTTGGATTATATCTATGCCATTTTCTTTGAGGGGCATTGCTATAATACTTACAACTTCATCCCAGTAGTCGTAACATTTTGACCCAAACTTACTATTCGGGTGTAGTGTTATAAACTTCTCGGAGGTGAGTGGAAAAAACTTTTGTAAAATGTGAGGTCTGTCTATTTTAAGACCGCAATTTAAAGCGTATGTTTCGACTAGGTGTGGCATTAGTAATTTATGTCGTAAGCTAGTTTATCTTTAGCGTTGTGCAGGTAAGTTAAAAATCTTTGGGTATTTGAATACGGCAGAAATGCAATTTCAAAAAATCCTTTATGACGACCTTTTCCTTCTAGCCAAGTTAGATTGTCCATCTGGGGAACGTATTGAATTACTTTATGAACGTATGGGTTTCCATCTAAGATAGAAAAATACTCTGGCTTTACAGCTACATATAAATTATAATCTGGGTAAAGTTCTTTTGCAGATTTAAAAAGACTTGTAGATAAGTAAATATCCCCAATACTTTCAGGCATTACATACAGTAACCTTTTACCCTCATCATCTTTGTCTAGTAGCTCCTCAAAGCCTATCTTTTTATCTTTTTCATTTTCTTGTAACGCTACTCTTCTGAAATAGTTTTCAATTACTTCTCTAGTGTTGCCTTTTTTAAGCTCACTAAGCCAATATTTTAAGCCGTCATCATCATCCTCAACTTCCATTTTGAGAATTTTAGAATACATTTCTTTGAGCCATTCAGCGTCATTTTCAGAGCCTTCTATTTTGGCGTCTGGGTTCTTTTTCTCAGACTTTAAAGAAAATGTGCCGTAATCAACGAACTCCATTTTTTCAAATTCTTTTTCCATCAAAGAACAAACAGATTCAGTAGAAAAATTATCAACCACCCATTTTCTAGCTTTTTTGCCAAGAGCTTCTCTCTCAGCATTAGACATTTTGTATACTTTATGAATTTGCTTTGCGATTGATTTGGGGCTTGTTGAGGCTTTTATAAACTCAGTGCCATGCTCTGTATAAGATGCCCAATCGAGAGGCAAAGAGCCAGCTTCTGGCTCACACATTTCTTCACCACAGCTATAGTTTGTGACAAGTGTAATTAGTTCTGTAAGCTTTGCTTCTTGAATTGGTATTTCTTGACCTCCAGAAGTAAATGGGTGACAGTAAACATCCATCAAGTTATAGATTTCATTTAGTTCACTTTCACTTACACCCTTGCTAACATTTGTGGTAATCATACCCTTTTCAGAGCCGCAATGATCACATTTAATGTCTTGTCCAGTAAAATTTCTAACAGAATAATTATTACAATCTTTACATACGTAGGTTGTTAAAATGTCTTTTGGATTAATGCCATTTTGCTTTGCTTGCTTCATTATATTCCAACCCTCGCCAAAATGCGTGTGAAGGAGAAGCTTAGTTGGGACATCTTTCATTCTCTGCTCTTTGAGAATTTTGTATCCCTCCATTAGATTTGGAACTGACTTTCTTAGTTGGTTTCTGAAAACAAAACCAATTATAAAATCTTTTGTTGATATATTAAATTTTTTTCTTAATTCTGTTTTATTTTTATTTCCAAGATTGTGAAAGCAATCTGGCTCGACAGCACCATGAACTGTTTTAACGTGCTCATGCCCTAGTTTATTGAGTTCTTTTGTGGCAAAGTTACTCCAAATCCAATAGTTTTTTACTTTGTCTGCTTTTTCTATTGCCGAAGGCAGAATTGGCCTAGAATCTAGAGTAGTCCAAATTACTGAATTAATCTTATCAAACCAAGGCTTGTCTACCGCAAAATCAACACCCCAAATATCTTGAACAGCAATATATATATCTGGTTTTTCTTGCTCAATTATTTTATCTAAATAATGAGCACCATAACTAGCTGCCCTTGCCATGTTGGGGTCTTTATTTAAGTCGTGAAGCTCTTGCTGGTTGTCTGGCAAGCACCCCACAGATTTCCAAGGCGTTTTTTTGAGTTGTGGATTAGACCATTGAGTCCCACAGCAGTAATGAACTATATCGTACCTTCCAGTTCTGTACAGGTAAGATAAGATAGCCTTGGCATTTCTGCCAAAGCCAGTTTTAGCAAGCGAGAAATCGCTTTGAAAAAGTATCTTCTTTTTTTTACTCATTAAAAAATATCGCCGTCATCTAAAGCATTAGAATCATTTTCAAGATCATGCTCTTTAATTTTAACTTCTTGTTCTGCATCTTCAAAAACACTTTTAAGAGGTGTTTCTTGAGGCATGATTTTTAAAGTCTTATCTAAAAAGATTTCCAAGTCATGTTTTAAGAGTCGGCTTTCTGGGAAAGTGAACCCAATAATGAATGATCCCTTTTTTGTAGAATCTTCTGCGTTTTGCTTGTTGATTGAAAAAGAAAAGCCAGCTTGAGAATCACCCTTCATATAGGGTGAAAAACGCAACTGAACAACTTGCTTTTTACTTCTGTGGTAAGCAGACCACTCTCTGTTTGATTCAATCGAGTCAATAATCCCAGCGATTTCAATTCGACTAAGTTTAACAATTACGCTCTTTGTTTCGTGACCTTTATTTTTGGAAAAGCTCCCCGTTTTTCTTTGATCATTCCAAGAGTCTTGTTTTAGCATAGAGGCCATCAGAGAGCCATCTCTGTTTAGATAGAATGAGCAAGCGGAGCCAGTGACTTTTGGATTAGGTTTGTAGAACTGAATCATTTTAGTATTATAGCTTATTGTTCAGAAAAATCAATATTTTTTATATATTTTTTTAAATCTTTTGTGGGTTGCCAACCAAGCATTTTTTTTGCCTTAGTATTATCAGCTAATGTGTGTCTAGCTTCACCATGACGCTCTTCAATACGTTTGGTTTTGCCTCCGAAAAATTTGGTTATCTCGTTTATCGAGTAAGATTTTCCAGTGCCGATGTTAAATACCTCACCAAATGATTTTTTATTGTTTGTGAAGGCTGACAATATATTTGCGTTTACAACGTCTTTTATGTGCGTAAAATCTCTTGTCTGCTCTCCATCGCCAACGACAGTCATTGGATCACCCTCTCTCTTCTGACGCTCAAATAAGCCTATTACGGGCGCGTAATGGCCCTTTACGGGCTGTCTCTTGCCATATACGTTGAAGTACCTCAAAATAATTGTTTCTATTCCGTATATTTTGTAAAACACTTTGCAGAGTTCCTCTCCAGCAGTTTTTGAAACAGAGTATGGGGTTAGACAGTCTTTTGCCATAGACTCTTTGAGGGGTGGTTTATTTTTTAAACCATAAGCTGAAGATGTCGAAGAATATACTAATCTTTTTGAGCCGTTTTCTCTGCAAGCTTGGAGGATGTTACAAGTGCCAACAAAATTAGTAAAGCAAGCTTTTTGAGGCTCCTGTATTGTTGGCTGTATTCGCGCTTCAGCCGCTGTATGAAAAACAACCTCTGGCTCTTCATGCTTGAACACCCAATCAATCGCGGAATAATCATTGATGTCTATTGGGTAGTTTTTTGCATTGTTGTTCCAATAGAATTTTTCGTTGCTATCTGCGGATTCATTGTCAATACAAGCCACATCATGACCGTACTGAAGAAGCTTGTCTACAATATTGCTTCCTATAAACCCTGCTCCGCCTGTTACTAGAAACCTCATCCTTTTAATTCTGATAATTTAGTATAAATCTTGACGTTGGGTATTTTGATATCATCTGCAAAAACAACAGCGTCTTTTTTAACGCCGCTTGCAATAACAATGTCACCTTTTTTCGGTAGTCTGCCATTATTATCTTCACAGTTGTCCATTTTTCTATTGAAGATCATAGTTTTCATTTCCGCCTTTTCGTCGGAAAGAACCATCATTAAATAGTCATTGCCATTTTTAGATTTGCCTTTTTTGGCTTCTTCTACCCAACCTGCAAATGTAACCTTTTCGTCAATAACGGCATCTTCAACCTGTTTGATATTGCAATCAATAGTAAACAGTTTTTCTAAAGTAGTGTAGTATGAATATCCAAGAAAATGCTTTTCATAATACCAGTTAGCAAGTTCTTCGTTTTTGCTATTCATTCTGTAAATCTTAGCATAATCTTCAGATTTGCTTCTTAACGTGTTAAGTCTTGTGTCTCTGAGGAATTTTTTACCATTTTCACCAACAGCTTCATCAAGATGATAAAGAATTCTTCTCAAATCAAAACTAAATGTCTTTGCGATTTTAAAATCGTTTTCACATACGAACCTTTTTTCTCTGTCAGTTAAAAGATTCCAAAGCTGCGCCTCATAAACAAGCTTTGTTCTGCTTACATTGAAGCCTTCTAATGCACCAGCTTGAATCAACGCAGACATAACTCCAATATTAATACCAGCTTCTCTAGCCGCTAGAAATACTTCAAACTTATTTAAGGAATGATAACCTTCACCAGTTCTGAAGTTATCAATCTTCTTCATTGTGGTTTCGGACACTCCTCTGATTGAACTCAGGCCGAATCTAATTCCTTCGTCTTCGATAGAAAAATCTTGATTTGACTTTAGTATGTGTGGTGGCAATAGTTTAATCTTAAAAAAGTTTAATTCTTTTTGAATCTTTGAAATTTGTTCCATTGGGTCTGGCTCAAACTTACTCATTTGAAGAAGACTCAAGAAAAACTGTTTTGGGTAATTAAATTTAAGAAAAACAGTTACCGCAGATAAAGCTGCGTAACAAATGGAGTGAGACTTATTGAAAGAATAGTTGGCTGAATCCTCTAGGATTTTCCAAAAAACATCACCAGCATCCTGACCTTCTTCATTTTTTACTTTTAGGTCTTCATTTTTGTCTACAAGCTTACGGACTTTCTTTTGCCACTTTTTAACTTCGTTGACTTTCTTTTTACCCACAATTCTCCGCAGTAACTCAGCGTCATCAAGACTGAAACCCATTTTATTAGCCATCTTCATTAGCTGCTCTTGGTACAAAACGACTCCACCAGTGTCACTAAGGTCTTCATCGAAGAAAGGGTGGACGTTATTTGATTCGGGGCTTTCTTTGGACTCAGCGTATTGTTCCGTGAAGTCAATCGCGCCTGGTCTAGCTAGAGCTAATACCGCACTAAGCTCTTCTATGTTTTTGGGTTTTACTTTTTTACAAACTTTAAAAGCTGTATCAGCTTCAATATGAAAAAGCCCATGTCTAACCTGCATGTCTTGAAGGTAAACCCAAGTTTTTTCAAAAGTACAAAGCTCTTCTACAACCTGCTCTTGTTTGTATCTCGTGCCAAAATCTTTAGCTATGTTTTCTAAAGTCTGATTGACCACAGATACGCCCCTGAGACCCAGTACATCGAGTTTTACAGTAAACAAAGAAACCCAGTCAGCATCATAGGCCGAGACAATAGCTTTTTCTGAAGTTAGTTCGACGGGACAAGTTTCATCAAGCGTATCGTGTGAAAGTAAAATTGCAGAAGGGTGAACACTTTTATTTTTGATTAGATTTCTTAACTTACAAGCTGTTTTAAATGCATCGTAATTGTTATCACACCATTTTTTAAAATCCTCTTCTTCTTCATAGGTCTCGTGTAGGTCTTTAACTGAGCCATATTTTTTGGGTATCATGTCAGAAACCCTATTAACTTGTACTTCTGTTTTTCCAGCGACAATTTTACCACACTCTTTCATTATAAGCTTGCTAGTAAGAGTGTTGAGGGTTAAGATTTTTGATGTTTTCCCTTTAAACTTTTCTTCCAAATACTTTAAGAGTTTTGGCCTGTCGTAATAACAAATATCTAAATCAATATCAGCCATTAGTGAACCGTCAAGGTATGTTATACCATCTACAACCTGCTTTTTGGCACGAATTTTTGAAACAAACCTCTCGAAATATAAGTCATATTTCAGTGAGTCAATTTTTGTTACTCCAATTAAGTAAAGAACTAAACTTCCAGCAGCACTACCACGACCCATGCCAGTAGCAATCCCTTCTTTTTTACAGAATCTAATCACATCCCAGACTAGAAGTATATAATCTGTGAAACTCAATTCTTCTAGAATTTTAATTTCTTTTTTAGTTCTTGCTTGGTACTCTTCAAACTTTTCAGGTGTTGTATTCTGTTTGATTTCTTTGAGTTTAGCCGTACAAAGAGCTTTTAAAAACTCAAGGTTAGAGCAATCTTCTGCCACACCGACTCTCTCTTTGTCTTCAAGAGGAATCTCAAACGAGGGCAATCTTACGCCCTTGATATCCAAATCATACTTATTAAAATCTTTAGTAAGAGAACTCATTTAATTAAATATCTAGCTTGTATTTGAGTTGGTTCCACACTTTGAGGTTAAGCTCTAAATCAACAAGAGCATCATGAAGCAATTCGTAGTTGTGATCTATTTCAAAATCACGCCCCATTGTCTCTAAACGGCCCCCTAAGCCCCTTTTCCTAATAGACAATAGTTTGTACTGCCACTCAATTAAAGATACACCGTCTGGCTTAGAAATCAAGCCCAGCTTAAACGCCTTTGATAGACAAAAAGTATCAATAAATTTATTATATAAGTGGGTTGCGTCTTTGCCCATCATTTTGTAATACTCAGCTATAAGCGGAGCATCGAATCCAAGAATATTATGACCAACAATATAATCACAATCTTCTAAACATCTTTCCATCGTAGAAAATACTTCTTTGTAATCAATTTTTAGTTCGTCATATTTATCCATGCTGAATCTAGTGATTCTGGCAGCACCTTCACTTACGTTGATATCTCTTTCCCATTTGATTATCAAATCGTGCTCATTAATTTTATTGGAGCCAGTACATTCTAAAAGAGCAACCTGCCAAGGTCTGTTTCCCCTAAAATTAAGGCATAAATTTTCTGTTTCAAAATCAATGAAGCAGAATTTTTTGTCTTCTTGAAACCTAAGTAAATGAGAGTCCATTATGCTGCCTCCTTCCAGCTTTCAAAGCTAAATTCGTCGCTGTGAAGATTTTCTAAGTTTGGCATCTCCCAAGTTGTTCGTTTGTCGATGCATCTAAAAGTAAGGTATGCCATGAAGTCGTCTTTGTTTTTGTAATAAATGCTTTTGGCGTCTTGAATTTCATATTTGCCATCCGAAAAGCTTTTTATCTTATCTTTCAAGATCGGATCAAAAAACAACCCATTGCTTTCTTGCAGGAAAATAGGATTAGTAAAATCAAATTCAGGGATGCATTCTGATCCATAGTCAAACGTATTCTTAAATAAGAATGAATCATAGAATGGAACTGCTAAATACAAGGACTCATCATCCCAAAGCCTTCTGAGTGTGGCGAAATCAGTTCTGGGTTCGTAGTAAAAACCTTCTGTAGCTGCATCGCTATATATTTTGATTAGATTTTTATAACCATCTACATTTTTAGCGAAGATAATGTATTTAGAATTAGTTTTGATTGAGTCTTTGTTTTTAATTGCCTTGTTTTGGCAAACTGTAATTCTGAGACCAAATCTGAAACTTAAATCTTCGTCTTTAGTGCTGTGATAAGCCTGAAGAAAGCTGCCCATATTGTCTTCGACCAAATAAAAATCTTTGATTTGATTTTCTAAGCAGATATCAATAATTGAATCTGGGCCATTAACAAGCTGCTTTTCTTTTTTTTCTAGTGTAAGTATGCTTCTACCGAGAGAATAGTGACTTTTGAATAAAGGTAAAACCATGAAATTAGTTTAGCATTAAAATTTGTGTATTCAAGAACTTTTTTTAAAAACCAAATTCGCCTTCATTTGGCTTTTGTGGTGTGTGTTTTGGGCATCCATCATATTTCTTTTTGACAATCTTTTCGCCGTCCTTGGGTTCGAGTTCTTCTTCTTCAAAAGCGGTTTTGATGACTTGATCGTTCTCATCTACGATTGCGTAATACTCAAAATCAAATTTAAACGGACAATGCCACATTGGCGAGCCATCTTTTTTTAGTTGGCCTTTGTATTTAGCAAAGCCACAGTTTAAAGCACCTTTAAAACCTTTTTTTGGAATAGGTTTATCGGCGGCATAGTTTGATTTAGCTGTTTCTTCGTTGAAGTTATTTATAATATTATAAACATAAGACAAATAATGCTCTAACCCATCAAGTTCTGTATCTGAGAATTGAACTTTTTGTATTGGCTCTTTCGGGAATCTCAAAAAACAAAACTCAACAAAAGGTTTAAATTTTGGCCAAGTCTTTTTGGCTACCAAGCTGTAAATCATAGCTTGAATATTTGAGGTAATGTCATCACCTTCAAATTTCTTTTTGCTAGATTTATAGTCTTTGATAAGCATTTCTTTGGTTTTGGTATATTGCGCTGCTTTATCAATGAAACCACGAACTTGATAGGGCGGGTCTTCGCTTTTCATTAAAAACTCATACTCAGGGTCTAAAAGTTTTGAACCCTTACAGTAAAAATCATCATTCAAACCAACAAGAATCATATCATTGATCATTTCATAATTCTCTTGATTATTAATTCCGTAAGCGTTTAAATGTTTATTAATAAGTCGAGTAACCGCAGGAGAGCCTTCTATGCGATTTTCTTTCATTATTAATTTAAAATGCTTTTTATGTTTTTTGAGTTGAACAAGCTCGAAAACCAAGTGGCAAATAGAACCGCGCATCGCGCCCTCGTTGTTTTTTTCGGGGAGCTTGAGGTGATATTTGCACCAGTAAGACCAGTAGCAAGATTCTAAGTTTTTTATCCTAGATGCGGATAATACTTTTTCTACTTTATCTTTTTTTTCCATCCTAAAATTTCTTCCGTTGACATTTCTCCAAAGTCATTCTTGTCTGGGAAAACAACTTTGATTTGATCCTTGTCAAAAAACTTCAAAAGCTTTTTGTTGGATTTCTCTGCTGCGGTGTTACCCGCTAGATTAGCATCGTTGTTGAATGAAAGTATAATTTCACTAACATCATTCTTGATTATTGTATTTACTAAAGAAAAGCTTACATCTAAACCAAAACTAACTAAAGTGTTTTTGATTCCAGCATTCCAAAGAGAAAGCATATCGCCAATACTCTCGACGATTATTACTTGACTACTTTCTTGAATGTGTTTTTGATTAAAGTAGGCGGGGTATTGCCATTTAGATTTTTCCCCAATGTGTTTCCATTTAGGGACTTTAGATTTTGGTTTTATTTCATGGATAAAGCGTCCAGAAACACCGATGAGTTTTTTATTTAAATCATAAATTGGGAAGGTGAATCTGTTTTTCATCTTGCCAGATTCAAAGACTCCTCCCTCGAATATATTTATGACTGATTCTTCTATACCTCTATTCACCCAGTAAGAGTTGTCTTTGATTACGCTATCAAAAGCATCTTGAGAAAGGGTTTTATAAACCTTATCGGGAATGTCGAATACATGCCTCTTTTTGATTTCAAAACCCTGCTCTGATTCAAGCCATTTTTTTGCGTCTTCTATAGAGCAATTCAAACAAAGCTGAACGAGCTTCTCAAGCGGCCCTTGTATGCCTCTAGCGTAGTCTACAAAATAGCCAGTGTCTTTTTTTACAGACAAGGAATTGGAGCTATCAGAGTCCCTGTAAATAGGTTTAGCTCTGTATTCTCTAGCCAATTCATTTATATTACTGAATCCTAAATTCAGCAGTATATCTTTTACTTGTCTATGAGTATTAAATTCAGACATTATAACGTGCCATCATCATCACTTTCTAATTCGTGCTCTACAATTTCAGCATTATTAGATTCATCTTCTTCAAACTCTTCTGAGGCGTCATTGCCTTGAATGTCAAACCTGTTAATAATGGTTCTGAGTGTACCTCTAGCTTCTAGAGTAAAAACACCTCGTTCCAAATTGATTTGATTTTTTTGATAAAAAACTCCGTCAGGGGTTTCTCTTCTTAGGGGAGCTTCGTATTGCATACCGCCCAAGCCCCACGATCTAATCTTTAGCGGAACTAATTTGTGAGTGCCAAACTCTGGGCCGTCAAGCTCTCTTTCTCGTTGATCTTTTGCTTTATAGAAGGCTAGGAAAGAAGTAACCCAAGACGCACTGTGAGACATCGCCATAGCTGTCGAATCAACTTTTAGGGCATCTTTAAGTGAAAGGGTGTCGTCATCTGGCCTTCTGTTTGTCTGCATTGCAGTCAAAACGGGACACTTTAAATCAGAAGCAAGACGTTTCAATTCGTTAGTCTTATTTCTAATAATCTGATATTCTTGATTGTGGCTTGATGTTTTTTCATCGCTAATTTTAAGATAATCATGAATAATCAAGCAGGGATTACCTTGACCCACATACTTATTGTAAATGTATTTTACATAAGATTTCATCTCTTCAGTGGACATGTACTCAGCTTCCTTATGAATGAGGTATTTACCTACTTTACGCTGGATATCCATCATCTCTTTTTCTTTGTCTACGAATTTATTGTACTCAACTGCTTCGTGCCTAATTTGTCCAGTTGAAATCAGAATAGGTTCAATCTTTGTGAGCATACCGACTAAACGATCTCTCATTTGATCGTCTGTCATTTCTGTGTTAAGATAAATTACATGAATGCCTTGCAAGGCGACTTTTAGGCCAACATCCATAAGGAGCGTGGTTTTACCCGCTCCAGATGCAGCTATAATCATGTGTAGGTCGCTGTTTCTGAGTCCACCACAAGCATCATTTAACTCTTTGTACGGCCAAGGTATTCCGCTAACTTGTTGTGGGTTGTTTGCTCTCTCTTTAACGTGATCTACTAGTCCATCAAGAATAAAGGTTGGTTTTTCGTCCTCAATTGTATTGACTCTTAGCTCGTCAAATTTTTTAGACATTTCCCCGATTCTTTCAAGTGGGGATTGGTCTGGGTTTGAGAATTGATCTACAGCAATCTCTTTAGATTTAAGAAAGATTTCTCTTCTTAAATGTAACTTATACAAGTCCTTGCAGCATTCCAAAAATCCATCTCTGTTTATCTGAGTGAAGCTAACTGCGTCTAGATAATTGTCTATGTCATTACCATCTTTATGTGAGATTCCACACTCAGAGAGTTTTTGAGCTACTGTAACCGTGTTTACTGTTTGCTGAGAATTTAAAAGTGTTTTAATTACATTAAAAATTTGCTTATTATATTTATCAGCAAAGCAAGAGTCTGTAAGCAATCTACTTACCTCAAAATACACTTTTAGGTTTTCCTCCGATTTGAGTAAGAACCCTAGTGCTTGTTTTTCAAGCCTTAAAGACTTGAGGTTTTCTACATCGTATTTTCCATTCATATTATTTTTATTCCGAATTCTCTTTCTATGTATTCTGGTGAAAGTTTTTCTACGTCTTTTTCATTAAGCTCTATTAGGGTAAAGCCATTTTGCTCTAACCAATTAGCTTTTTCAACGTCTCTCTTAATTGATTTTAGATAGCCGCTTCGAGAACCATGAAAAAACTTAACGTAATTATCATGTTGGTTGCCGTTTACTTCAATCGCTATCTTTTTGGTGGCGTTTAAAATATCAACAGCCATCCTAGTTCCGTAAACAGGGAACTCTTCATAAACTATGTGATTGCTCCAGTAATCACTAAGGAAGTCTTTGACAGACTTTTGGAGCTTTGACCTGCTTTTTGCAGACCAATTTATTTTTTTGCTTCTTACATTTTTGTAAACAAGCTTACCATATATATTGTACAACCTCATTATGCTTTTTTCAAGACATCCAAAAACTTTTTATACAGATACTCTGAAATTTTTGGATTCTCTTCAAAATACACTCTGAGCTTATCAATACCTTGGTGTTGTTTTTTAAATTCTTCTTTGGTCTTTTCTTGAACCTCTTCAATAAGTTCGTCGCCAATAGTGACCCACGCCCCTTTCGCAGTAGCCATTTGCCACTGAAGCAGCATGTCTACGATTTCATACTCAAGCCAGACACTTTTACCGCCAGTTCTGCCATATCTAATTGGGTACTCCACCTGAGTCCCAGTTTTCTCATTAGAGGTTTTTCTAAAAATTATTTTACACTTATGCCCAAGCAGTTTACCTTTACCGTTTGGCTCTGTTGAAATAATATCCTTATTGAATCTAGGCTGAAACTCAAGAATCCAATCACTATAATGAAGAATCGCATTGCCACCTGAAGCGTTTGTAACTTTCGGGTCTCCTTTTTCATAAGGGTTGAGTTTTATTGTGCTTCTGATTTGAGAGATGATATAACAAATATGACCTTTACTCGCTAGGGCAAGAGCCATGTTTCTTAAAAAGTTAGAGCTTAGAAGCGAACCCCCTGCAACTTTAATAGCTTCATCAGAACCCTTTTCCAAGTCACCACGAGGAACCAAGGCATCCATAGAATCTATGATGAACATATATCTAGTGTCTGAGGGGTTGTTTTTAACTAAGTCCCTCATGAAATCAATTACAGATTCATAAACATTAGATTTGTAAACAAAAAACTTATTTTCGTCCGTGTCAATTCCAGCACGTTCAATTATGTCATCGGATAACCTACCTTCTGCTTTGATGTAAACCACCATAGAATTTTCCATTTGTTGGAAATTTCTAGCAAAAGACAAAGCACAAGAAGTCTTGCCTCCTTCGGTTACGCCAGAGGCTCTGATTACGCCAGGTTTAATTCCTCCACCCATCTCAATATCAAGTAGCAAGCTACCGCTTGAGATAGTGTAATCTCTTACTTCTTCAAAGTTATAATGATCTTCTTGATTATTAGCCAGATATGCCTGAATCTGACTTAAAGGTGTTGCATCGGATGCTGTTTGTTTTTTTCTTGGCGACATAATTTAAAAAAAGTCTAATGGATTTTTAGGTTTTTTATCTAGCTTGAAATCTTCACCTATCTTATCTTGCTTGAAATCGTAACTTTTAACTTCTTGATTTTTAGTTTTATACATTATTGAGTGATCATTCAATGATGAGCCGCCCAAGTCTGTTTTTAAAAACCAAGATAGAGTCCAAACATTATCTTGAACAGGGAAAGTTTCCCAAAATTCCTTATCTGGAAACTTATCAACAAGTTGATTAGCCATCTTCCTCTCTTGGGGCCAGCGTTTTGCTGGTAGATTTGGAAGAAGTTTGCTGACTATGAATTTAGCCAGTGCTTTTTGCTCTTTAGTTCTAGACTCCCCCTTCATTAAGGTCGTAGTCTACCATCTTTTGAACCAGTTTGTCAAATGAAACTTTTGGTTCCCAGCCTAGCTCCTGTCTAATAGGCGTAGAATCGCCCAAAAGCAAGTCAACTTCTGCTGGTCTAAAAAATTCTTTATTAATTTTTAATAACGTAATCCAATTAGATTTGATATAAATCCCAAATTCTTCATCTAATCCTTCACCCCTCCATTCTCCGTTAATTTCGGCAAATGAAAAAGCTTTTTCCACGAATTCTCTAATTGAATGAGTTTCTCCACTTGATAGAATATAATCTTTTGGAGAGTCTTGATTCATCATTAGCCAGACGCCTTCCACAAAATCCTCGCTATCGCTCCAATCTCTTTTTGCATCTAGATTTCCAAGCTCCATAGGCAAAATACTGGACTGATAGCCAGATTCGAGATGAGCATTCAGACTGTTTTTTAGTCTGGCGATATTTTTTGTAATTTTTCTTGTTACAAACTCTTCGCCTCGCTTTGTTCCTTCGTGGTTAAACAAAATGCCATGAACTGCATACAATCCATGAGACTCTCTGTAAACTTTTACAAGATGTCTAGCAGCCGCTTTTGATGCTCCGTATGGACTTCTAGGTTTAATTTTATGATCTATGTCTTGTGGGCTATAGTCTACATCGCCCCACTCTTCACTGCTGCCAGCACTATAGAATCGACAGTCTTGTTTAAATTTTCTTATCGACTCCAAGCATCTCAAAACACCAATTGTGTTTACTTCCATTACTTGAAGAGGCATGTCCCAGCTACAACCCACAAATGAATTTGCAGCAAAATTAATAAAATAGTCTGGCTGAATGTCTTTTACAATTTTATCTATGCTAACTTCATCTGAAAGATCACCATAAATAAACTCAAAGTTAGGATGCCTTTCAAACTTTTTTGTGTTTACAAAATTTGGGTTTGCGCTTCTACGCATCATTCCGTAAACCTTGCAATTAATATCGCAACGGGAAAGTAAATACTCAGCCATATTAGCCCCATCTTGGCCGAGGATACCTGTGACAACAACCTTTTTCATTATCTTAATATTATATTAAATTGAGTTCAAAAAATCAACTATTTAAATCCTAACTAAAATGAGGAGTTTCTTCTGGCTTACCCATAGCCTTTAGATACTGATTCATTGGGCCAACATAGTCTGTGTATTTTTGTTCTTCGTTTTTATTATTAAGATAATACTCAAAACTCCAATTGTGCCTGTTTTGGTCTATTTGTTTTACAAAATCTTGTCCTAGGATTTTGTATCTATATAAATCTTTTAAATTGACTTCCATTTCTACAGAGTCAATAAAATACTGTGTGAAATTACCTTTTCTCATGTATTCCTCTAAAGAGTCAAGAGTCAAATCTAATCCTAGTTCGTTTTGGCAGTAAAGCCGAAAGTTTAATCTCTGATTTTCGTGTCTATTTAACACCTCGCTTCCAAACTGTCCGTAAAGCAACTGACAATGATTCGACCTACCGTACACATAGTAATATTTTACTGGATGAAGCAATGCAGATTTTACAGGGTCATCAAAACGCTTGCTTGTTACGCACTCTTTCTTTTCTTCTTCAGAGTAAAATTTAACATCGCCAACTATTCCGTTGAGACCCCAGTGCGGGGTTTGAAAATAAAACATGTGATCAAAGTATTGAGCTAGATAGACTTTAGTAGCCATAGAAATAGCTCCTAC